TTCCCATAAAAGGTATTAGCGCTGTAATTTACTTGGCCAGTGAAGAGAGCATTTATGAGTGGGTCAGAATGGGCAGCGTTCTTAATAGTCTTTTGGGGTAACTCTAATTCTTTGAGAAGAGGTAAGTAGAGGTACTTCACAAAGAACTTCTTAAGCCTAGCTTCTATCGCATCATAAGCCTGCGGGGACTCTTGAATCGGTGTGAGTTCAATATAATCCCTCATAGATCAATGACAGAGATCCGATACGTTTTAAATTGTACCTTAGCGTACATGCAGTACCCAACCGCTTTTACTCGGGAAGTAAATTGAGTCGCATCAAACTTATTTTCGACTAAGTTGATTTGAGTATCCGTGAAGGATGCATAAACTGCATTCCCAGTTGATAGCATCACTTGCACTACAAATTTAGATTCTCTTAGCATATCTTTATGCCTTATTCTGCCCTTCAACTCCGCGACATTCTCGGTCTTTCTTCCGGCGTTCTAATGAATGTAAAGCGAGTTCAAGATAATCAATTGCTATCCCATTTTCTGGGCAAGGGAAGTATGAGTTCAGCCCTTCAATGATTTTCTTAGCTGCCTCAATCAATGTGTCCACTTGGCATCCGTTGACTCCGTATTCTTTCACTGGACCATTCTGCAAAGTGAAAGATATAGAATTGACATCGCGGCGAATGTAAATAAAATTATGTGGCCTAATATCTTTCTCGAACCATTTATAATCCATGGCTCCGGACTCATTGAATTTCTCTGGGCAAATTTTCCTTAAATCGTCCATTACAATTACATCAAATTCGCCAATTTTCTTTACATCTTCTAAAGTTTCTAGTGCCATAAAGCTATTGTTCCTTTCTAATCAATATACCCGTCCCAAATAAAGATATCGTTTTCACCCATGCAGCAATAATGGGTAAACCCTTTTCGCTCCATCATCTCAATCGCACGCGCATCATGTCTTAGCTCTGAGCATACAATCTTAGGATGGGATTCTTTTACAAGGGATGAGTCTAATACCGCTGCGTCTAACCCTTCAATGTCAGTGAACAGGATATCTGGGAATTGATCATTACAATGATCATGAATGAGATTCATGATCGTTATGGTTGGAACGTAAATTTTATCAGACCATTGAAATCCATGTGCTTCAATGCTCTCTGATAAAAAGCTATTGAGCCCTGAATATTTGTCCACCAAATAAAAGGGGATGCAATCCGATTGCGTTGTTGTAATCACAACCCCAAAATTAAGATTAACGTCTAATGGCCTATGCTCATAAAAAGCACCCATCAGATTAGGATTAGCCTCAACATTCACTCCACGTGATCCACGCTCATAAAGGAGTGCAGTATTGCTAATGTTAATGGGGTGATGAGCTCCAATATCTAAATAAGATGGTTTATCTAATCCCATCATCTTACAAAGATTGAGGATCATTAAATCCTCTCCGCTTTGAGAATAAGTAATGTGGCCAAATTTCTGGTCAGCGTGTCCTTTAAATTCAGTCACAGAGTTATCCTTTTTTTGATTTATTCATCACAACAGCAGGTTGAATAGGCGTTGATATCACTGGGGGGGCAGATACGGTAATCACCCCTGGTGAAAAAGGAATGCCCACATTGTTAGGGGGATTGCCACGATGGCGCATCATCATTTGCTCTCGAGTTACTTTATCATTGGCTTGGCGCTCTTGATCTTCCAATGCTTGCTTATTGTATTGCTCAATTTTATTATCGAGTGTCCTGATAGCAATACCTAAGGACTGAGATGTCGCTGTCTTATTGAATCTGAAAAACTTATACGCTTCTAAAATAATAAGCTTTTCCATCGCATCTAAACTCATCCCGACTGTCCATGTAATCATATTCTTCCCCCACGCTTTTTATAAAGCCATGCTGCGAATTTTAAATTCCTTTTCCCATAAATTTGTTCACTCTCTTGAATCGCATCTCGCCATAAGCCCGGCTTATCCATTGTGAGTGTCGTAATGAGTCTCATACGATCATCGCCTATCCAATTATCCCCACCATCAGCTTCATAGCTCGCCTTATCAAAGGCGGCCGAGTTCTCTACAGTAACGTCATCAGCTCCTGGCTTCTTAGGTTCTTTGCCTACGCCACCATATTCCCATGAGCGTACTTTTCTCGTATCTGCTTTATTGGCGCCGGGATCATCTACGTCAACAGGGTTGTATGGATTCTCCATCCCTTCTTTCACCACTTCTTTAACCTGAGGATCATTAGGATTAAGGACATCCCCAGCGTTATCCAATGTGATATCGAAAAGACCGCCTTTGTTACATGATTCCCTAAACTCATAAGTAGTGATCTCCCCTTGAGCCTTAGCCTGTAATAAACGTGTAAATTTTTGAGTCTTTACTGTCTCTTCATCAACAGCACCCAACACTCGAAGAGGCTTAAAGGAAATAGATAAATCATCAGGAATGAATCCAAATAGTTTTTGAGATTTAATTTCACAGATACGAAGCAAGTCATACTTCATCTTACTCCTGACTTCGCTTTCGACCATCGCATTATAAACTTCGATGTCATCTTCTCCTGAATTGAATCCCGCAGCGGAGATACCGAATAACTTGGTTAACGGCATTCTCATGTCAGATGCGACTTGGATCCTAATCCCTTGCATCGTTTCAGCAAGGCCAGCGAAGGAAAGCTGCTTATGATCCCAGTCATCTTCGGAATCCATCACTAATGCATTTTGAAAGTTCTTTTGCAGATTCGCCATCTGAATACGTTGATGGATCTTTTGTTGTCCATTAGGCGATAGGAGCGTATTGACAAGGTTCTTAATCTTGTACACGTCAATCTTAAACTCATCGAGTACTTCGAAACCTAAGTCAGTTGCTTTGAGGTATTGGTTGATCGATCTAACTAAGATCTCAACTACACTAAATCCCCAACCTCTCAACCGAGGGCGAATGAAGCTAGGAGCCTCAAGTCCCTTGATACGCATTACACGGGACTTATGTATCTTTTCTCCATAGTAAGTGTAATAATCAAAATCTTGTGTCTGAATTGCAGGATCATATCCTTCAGTATTCTGAGCTGTCCAGAATAGTTCCCACATATCGACTGCTCTAAATTCCAGTGGGGTATCAGAACCAATGATGCTTAAATCAAGAGGTTCTTCCGGATCCTGATCAGTGAGGATAAGAATGCCAGCCCCCCCATAAAGTCTATTCCAGATTTGAGATTGCCCTGCTGTATTTAAATTATCATCCCGATCTAATGAGATTTGTAATTCTTGGATCTGCTCTTCGTCTAGTTGCTTGGATTTTAATTCAATCCCACCACGTAGTGCATCTTGAACAGGGGTCTTGCATATCGTTTGGATAAGGCCAATCTCCACAAAACATTGACTCAGTACTTGCCTGAAATTTGAAACGAGATACCAGCGTAGGTTCCGAAAGATCGTGTTTACATTCTCAACGGGAGCCGTTCCAGGAGCCGCTTGATTGGCTGGGAATCCGAATGGATTAAACTGAAACATGTCATTTTCTATTTTCTTTTCAGAATAAGGACCCATTGGATTACCGAATTGATCTAATAGACTCATCTATTCCCCCAAAATGCATCTACTGTTGATAACCCTTGACTCATCGAGTTGAATGCCCCACTAAATACATCTACAATATCATCATGTGACTTAGGATCTGGGAAATTTTCTAGTTCTCCAAAAAACTCTTCATTCCAATGTGCCCTTAATACTTTGATGTTTCCTACTTCACACTGAGCCGATACTGGTTTTGCTCGAGTTATTTTATCTTTAGACATAGTCTCTACTCGAACGTCAAAACCTGCAAGCATTCTGATAAAATGCTCCGCTTCCGATACCCCAGCACTCCCCGGATCTTGTTGACTCATGATAGTAACAGAATAACTATCGTGTGCCGCTACATTCTTAATCAGCTTCTCTATTTGGCCTGGAGTGTCGCGTAGGGACTTAAGATCGACGATGACAAAAGTTCCATCTCCATATTTGTAAAGCTTAAGCCCACGGGTCCAGTCAGGGTCCTTATTTCCTTCATGTGGTTTAGTTGCTGCCCTATCCCAATACCTTACCGCTTGTATCGAACCTGCTGGTACGGCATCAATCATAGGGAACCATTGCCGTTTGAAAAGTAGTCCAGCAGATTCTCTAATATTCCAGTTCCCATCAAGAAGGCGCATCCGATCAACGCAATTAAGTGCAAGGAGATTGCCTAAATAGTCAGGGTCCTTATCCATGAGAATCTTATTATCTGAAAGCTTTGCTGCAATGAAGGTAACGCTTTTAGGTCGACTGTCAGCGCCATGCTGCCGCATCAATTCTTCTTTAGAATCAGCCCATAAAAATTCATTATTACGCCGGATAAACCATCTCAGAGCCCCTGAGCGTTCTTTGATAGGGAACCCGTCGTCGCCTATCCACCAGTCTATAAACCTACGCACAAAGGAATCAGGATCAGGATTACACGTCGCACGGATCCTAGGCTTAACACCCGATGTAGAGCGTAAGCGTGACATGAGATAAAAGAATTGTTTTTCAGTAAAGTGAGTCAGCTCATCAAAGCCGACCCAAGCAAGCTGTGCTCCTTGCCATGAAAATATATCCTTATCGTATTCCAAGTGACTGAATGAGAGGCTCATGCCTCTAGGGAATCTCCACTCCATGGTGTGTTCACGTGGGATTGCTCCGAAGAGAGGATATAGCTTCATGCTCTCATCCCACAACGCGCCTTCATTCTTTACTTGAACTGAGGTGCGCCTAAAGATCACGCCGCCGAAATGTGGATTATTATAGTGCCTGAGTGGATCAAGTAAAAGGGAGTATGTCTTCCCGCTACCAGCGGCGCCGCCGAAGATCGAAATATCGGCGTGGGAAGAGAGAAGTACTTCCTGCGGACCTTTCTGGGGGCGGATCTCGATGGTCATTTATTCGGAAGCATCTTCACATTAAGTTGACAAGTATACGTGGATCCATCATCGCAATCATATAATTCTGCTCCGCAATGATTTTCAGTATAAAAACATCTTACAATCGTACCGTCAGATAATTGAATAGTTCTCTTTCCAGGATAACTACAACCTAAACAGAAAAGTAATATCAGGACGATTAGGCTAAATCTCATTTCTTATCCTCAACTGCTTCACTCCCATTTACTGGGATATATGCAACAACGTGATTTAAATTTATTCCACCGTCCATTTTGTGATCGATAGCTTTTAATTTTGGATAGAGATATTGAGCCGCTTCTGCTGCGGCTTTTGCTCTTACGTGGGGTTGAATGACATACTCTTCATTCTGTACGCCTTGCGCTCCGTGCTTAATGATGATCTCTTGTTGGTAACCTAATTTTTTCCAGTCCCCTGCTGCGAAGAGAAGTAGAATCTCAAAAGGATCAACTCCCATTTCTTGAGACAATTCTTGCAAAGGAATTGAAACTTTATTAGGAGTGTTTTTTTTTCTACCGCTACCAGGTGTTTTTGGATTTCCTTTAGCGCCCATAGTCTACTCTAGTCTACCTTAGGTAGAATAAATAATTTAAATGTAAAAATGTTTATCCCCCCCGGGATTAGTTTTATGCGAGTCTTAATGATTAAACCATTTTACTCAGAATCTATAATTTATTTTACTTTTTTTTATAGAGACACCCTGATTTCTTTTAGTCGGCTGATAGTTGGGTGCCTATTTCTTTTAGTTAATGTATACCTGACCACGGAAATACAGCGGCGTGGAAAGCTAAAAATGAGTTCAAGCATAACCGGTGATATGCACATTCGAAAGAATGGTCCGAGAGGTCAGGGTTCGATTCCCCAATACTCATTTTTTAGAGACACGCGGGCGAGGAAGAAGCGCCCCCCTGTAAAAGGGAGGGGACCGTTACTCGGAATCAAAAATAGATGAGATAGCAGGGATCGCGTCCTGCCTGTATTTCCATTTCAATGCTTGGTCTAAAAGTGTATATCCGGCCATGGAAATACAGCGGCGTGGAAAGCATGTGGCGAACGACCCAAAATATTTTGGTAGTACCCACTGGAGACACGCGATACGGCAAGGTTATTCGTTAATCCTTGTGCGATAACGGATTAATAGACGGTATCGAATGTACCGAACGCAATCGGTCTACCATCAGCAGGAGTCGCGCCCTGCCTGTATTTCCATTTCAATGCTTCAATGGAGCCGTTGGGTTTAGCATCCAAGGAGCCTCAACCCATTCTAATTCAACGAGACATTGCGGATTCATGTTTATCCCGCATAAACGCTTCGTGGCTGTAAGATCGAAGAACCACACGTCGTCTATACCAATCAACTTACTAATCGCATCGTGAAGTACTTTAAGGCGGTTAGACGTATCCCCACCGCCCTTACCGTTTCTTTTGGGCGTCCCTTCCTTAGTGATGACGCTTTGACGCGTAAAATAAAAGTGTGACTTGATGAGTAAATATTGCCCGGGTAATCGGGTCAGCATTTGCTTTCGTATATCCTCAACTTTTTTGTAGTGCTCATAAGCCCAGACTTGGAACTGTCTTTCCCATGAGGTGAGCTCCTTTGATTTGAAGCGTCTACCAGTCCTTGATGAAGGATATGCGTTGTTGACGGAGGGCGGCATAGGTATTCCTGATAGCACCATGCCTCAAATTATGACTGTATTAATTCATAAAGTACAAGAGCTATGGCACTGAGGAAAAAAATGGCGTACCGATATTTGTCGAAAAAAGCGCGTAGGGGCTTCTCTTTAGTTAAACTCCACTTCTCATCGTCACTGGAGAATTGGCGGTAGTCCATATGCATAAGTTACGTCTCTTGCTCGGGAGTTGTCAATTTTGCATCCTGCGGGTCTGTTTGCCATTCAGCCCATCGTGATTTCATATGGACGACGTTATCGTTTTTCCCATGCACGTTGTGGAGATGCTCTTCATACCACTGAATGAGTTCTCTGAAGAGAGTCAATCGGTTCTCATCCGTTAACGCATCGATCACTTTCCTGTAACTTGCCATATTTTACTTTACCTTTCCTTCCCCACATCGTCGCAGACGCTTTTAAATGCCCACTGGTTTGAAAAACTGATACCGATTAAGGTCCGAACCTTAACGGATATTAAAAATCGCCCAGTGGGCATTTTACGAGCGTCCTAATTAAAACGGTAAATCCTCTGTGGGATAGTCAGACTTTTGACTCTGACCTGCATTCAACTTAGATCGAATGCCGCGATTTAATTTAGGAGACTCCAAATCTCGGATAGCCAGTAAATCTTTTTCAGTGAGAAGTAAATTCATCAGTGGGACAACCATGTACTTGGTTGCTTGGGAGGTCCCGATGCGTGTGATCTTAATCGGCGTCTTCGTCAAATCGATTCCCGCTTCGTTAAAACCTTTGAAGGATTCATAAACGCGGTACCCCTGTTCCAGGATCATGGACTTCCAACCCTCTTTTGTTTTCTGAATGAAGTGGACACGGAATCGGAATACCGCTTTAGCTTCCGGATCCCTAGCGCAGATATCGCATTCCTTTTTCCCCAAACAGGCATAAGTCTCTTCCCAGTGCTGCTCGTACTCCATTGGCTCGCCCTTTAAAACTCCCGTAATACTTTCCCCATCGTTCAACTTGATAAAGTTAGATGTATTTTCTTGTGTGTAGTTGAATTGCATAGCTTCCCCGTTTTATTTTATGTTGAATTTTAATTGCTCTAAGTAAGTATCGATATCAGCTTTAGTATTTAATTTCTTGTATCGATCGAATAGATCGAGTGTCTTTGATTTATAAAATTTTAGTTCTAAATTGAACAACTCCGCATCGTTTGTCTTCACTGCTAAGTTAATCGCAGCTTCGAAACGATCCACGGCGTGTGTCCACGCATTATCAAATGTTTCATCTGCCCATTGGAATGCCCCCCCTTGCCATTCAAATTTCAAGGCTTCCTGCATTTCGTCAATCATTTTTATGAATTGTTCGGTTAAGTTCATTTTGGAAGCCCCCCCCCAATTTTGAAAAATTAATAGTAGCCCTTCTCTTGATACGACACGCCGTCTTCAGTTGAGAATAGGAGTCGCTTGCCGATTGCTATCCCTCGCCTGCGCATCTTCGCGACTTTTAATTCACGATCAGTGATGTGACCCGCTCCCGAATCGATAAGGTCTTTGCTTGGCCTGTTCCATAAAAACACATTGTGGGCTTCCTGGACCGCAGTGGAAGACCCCTTAATATCGAACTCCGATTCGACGCGGCCATTCTCCGTTTTCTTGGGATGCATGATCATGATGATATGGACGTCTGTCTGCTTGCAGAAAATGATTAGGTCATGAATCACTCTGTCCATCTCGATCAATTGATTCGAAGCTGAGGTTACTTCTAAGAAAAAATTGAGGTTATCGACAATGGCAACCTTGATCCCTTTGTTGTCTACCATCCACTTGATATCGTGAATGAGCTGATTGACCGTAAACCGATCTTCATAGAGGGAAAGAAACAAATTCTTTCTTACGAAATAATGCCCATGGGATTCATTGAATTGTTTTAAATCATCCACTGGAACAGGGTCACCTGTATTCCAATCCTTCTTTGCCATGGCGCTCATGACCCGTTTGACGAAGTCGGTATAACCTGTTTCGACTGAAGCGACGAAATGGTTCACGTCAGAATACATCAAGGATTTTGAAACATTTGCGGCGAAGGTAGTTTTGCCCGAGCCGGTGGCCCCACACAGAATCGAGAACTCCCGCGGGCGCAACCCGCCGCCGGTCAATTGCGTTAAGAAAGGGAACTCTTTGAGGGGAGTAGCACAGACAGGGAGTAAGAACTCCTCATTGGCTTTGATATAAGCATCCTTGTCTAAAATTGCATGAATTTCCATCATTTTAAAAACTCCTTATTTAAGTCACTTAATTCGATCAGCGATTTGATTTTAATTGAATTGCTGGAATTAACCGCACTTCCAGCATCTTCATCAATCCAATCTCTCCAGGGTTGAGAAAAAGGTTTTGAATCTCTATTTTCGATAAAAGTTGAAAAGTGTTTGATGAACTTCGATTCAGTCTTATTCTTGACTATATCAATTGAGTATCTATCGATGGCTAAAGAAAGTTGGTCATACTCTTCTTGAGTTGTGATCAGAAGTTTACAACGTTTGATTCCTTCCTCTTTCCCTTTTTTCAGTGGGTATTTTTTATATAGAATCTCGAAATTAAAAGGAAGTAACTCTTCTTTCTTTGTATCGTTTCGTATCGTTACGTTACGTAGAGCACGGATCTGTAACGTGTCCGTTACGTGGACGTTACGTGGACGTGACGCAGACGTAACGTAACTGTACTCGATTATGTTGATTTCATTGAGTTTTTTCAGTGCTGAGTGAATGTATGTTTGTCTCACCTTACTCATCCTCTCTGCATGAATTGGGAAAATTCTGAAAAAATTCGAAGATTTTTTAGAAAAATCTGCAGATTTTTTGGAAAAAACCGTAAGTAAATAAATGAAAAAAAGGATCTCTAATGGATGAAAATTGTAGAAATTAGGGTTGTCAAAAAGGTTGTGTTCGAAGCGAAACCAACTTGAGTTTTTGACATCTTTTCGGGGGTTATATTTTTCCCAATTAAGGATGACGATCTCAATTTCTTTGATCTTCTCAGGTTTTTCGGTTCTTAATTTTAAAGATTTCTCGGTCATTTTCTTTATGTCTCTCTTTGATGTTCGTTTAGAAGAACAGAGAGCATAAAAACTTCTTTACTAGGTGAGTAAAAATGAATATGATGCGACCTGTTCATACTACAAAATTTAACCCTCTAAGAAAATTACAAGCCTTCTTAGGGGGTTTTAAGTTTTTATACTCCGTCCTGACCTTTTGCAAAGTTAAAAAAGAAATTAAAATTTCATGATATCCTTCAGTTACCTAAGTTGCTTTAGCCCCCTAGGAATGGTTCTTAGGGGGCTTTTTTATTTCCTTTTTTTTATTTATTAAACAAATAAGTTATTGAGAGTAGTCCATAATGTCTTAGTCATTGGGATACAATCTTGGCGGGTATACCACCAGAAATACCCCCCCACAAAGCGTGGGTGAGATAACTTCATGGAGTAATACCGCTGCATCATGGCTGCCTTCTTAGAGAGCAACGACGTCCCACATTCTCCGTGGCCTAATTTAGCATTAGGAAACATAGCCCCCAATTTCTGATACACGATTTCCCACTGAGCAGCGGTGAGTACTGAGTGATTGCAATCGTCCTCGTAGTAACTGATCAGCGCGTAGTCCACGCCATTCTTCAGCTCTGAAGAGATATTCTTCCCCAACCAATCAAACATGTTACCGTGGTTATCCTCGCAGCCTGCATTGTAATAGCACGTGAGCGCGGTAGCTTTGCCCGCTGCGTGCATCACTCGGAATGCCGCTAGCGCCTTCTCCGCTGCTTGCGCGCCTAACCAATCTCCATTGATCTCATTGCCGATCTCCCAGATCGAGACGTACTGACCTAGGTCATGGAGATACTCCTGCGCGCGCGCCGTGTATTGCGCTAGGGAGTAGGTATGAAGGTAATATGAGTCAAGGAGTTCCCCCATGATATCTGCTACCTGAGAGATCTGCTGGCACGCAACTAGATAGTCCTTTGCATGGATCCCCTCATCAAAGACGATGCGCACCGTAGGGCGCTTCTGGAAGCTTTTAAGCGCAAGTACAATTTGCGGTAAATGATCTATCGAGTCGATGGTAATGCCGTAAAGTTTAGACATGTTTCCCCCATTGTCTGTGTGTTTATTATTTAGCCTAGCACATAAAAAAAAAGAGACGTGAGTCACCTAACCTTAAAAAAAGTTACTTCACGTCTCTTCTCTTTCCCTGTGCGGGGAACCTTAAAAATCATTCGGATCGAAATATATGAGTAAGAGGATTAAGTTTAAACTCAATAGACCTGTAAAGATCATAGGTAATGGGCGCCCATTAAAATGCTTTAGAGCGTAGGTCATACCTATACTAATCAAAAACATAAGGTTCACTCTGAAAATCATTTCCCTCTTCCCCTTAATGCATCCCCTGCTTCTGCTGATCTTTTTCTTCCTTTTGCTTTATAATCTCTTTTTTTATCTCATCAGTGATTCTACAAAAACTATTTACAATAAGTTTTAATGCTGGACTTAAATCTTCAAGTTGATTCAAGGACAAGCCGAAATGAAACCAAAACATGAATAACTCATTAACAGGTAATGGTTCATGATCTGGACCTATGCCGATAGTAGTGACCTCGCTATTGCCGTCCTTTGTGACTTGCCTTTGAATCAACAAACTCTCACAAGGGTCATAGTTATTCTTTTGCAGCTCTTCATCTGTGAAGCTTCCTAGTGCAATACTAAATCCAATGGGGTATTTTTTCTCAGTCATCTGCTTAGTCCTTCAATGGTTCTTTTTAGTTTCAGGTTCTCTTCTAGTGCACAACCAGCAATATCAATAAAAGTTTTCAAATCATCTCTCAACCGATCAATCTCATCAAAAAGTGCAGCACAACTTTCTGCCCAGAAATGTGGAGTAGGATCTTCATTTCTATTATAAGCTTCTAGACGTTCATGCATTGAATCCCTAATCTCTTCCTCACGTTCCTTACGTTCCTTGGTTAGCATCCAACCCCCCCTTCCCCTCCTTGTTCACATAATCAACGGCATCCTGATGCATCACTAATGCTTGCTGATATGTCGCACATCGAGTTTGATAAAGATCAAGATTCGTATCTTCCTTAAAGATCATTGTCTCAAATAAGATAGGAGGTTCACCTAGAAAATTATGATCTATACCTAAAAAAACAGTACTGATGAAATACCCATTAAGATGGGTTTGCTGAACGATACGATTTTCTGTTTTAAAAAACTCTGCCCATTTATTTATATCTGGTTCTTCTCGAGGGATTTTATTTTCATCTAGGATATAATTATTTGTCATCCGTTTAGGATTTATTGGGTCAGTTACCATTTTAAAGTTCTTCCCTCTCTTGGTGTTTGAGAGATAAACCAAAGCACCAATTCCAGACGATTATCTAATGACATTGCATTAAACTCTGACATGAGTTCTTCCCATTTATCGGGATAAATATAGTGATCTCCCCACTTATTAATGAAGTTACTAATTTCAACCGAGTGAACGTCTGGCCAAGTTTTCATCTCTCAAAAATCCTTCAGTACTTCATAAGTTGATCGGAGTTCTCTTTCTTCTGCGGCATCATCAAGTTCCGTTATGTCGAGTTCTCCACCATAATATCCGTTATGCTCTAATCGCATATCAACGGTGCATATCCCTTTATCAGTATGGAACCTATGCCCCCAAGTGGTGATTACATCATAATCTTTCAACATTTCTTTTTCTTCTATGTCTTCTATCTTATGGATCACTCCAATTAATGCATCGGCAAATTCCACGTGCTCAATTGAGCATTCAGAGCAACATTCACCAAAGGGATAAAGTTGATAAACTTTATCATCCTGCGTCTCAAGATAAATACTCCCTCCATTAAATAATGCTTGTCTGATATCTATCCCCACCAAATCATTAAGTTTCATAATCACTCCCTCATCATCTTGAAATAAAATACTCGCTCGTTATCTTGCACAACCACATTGGTACCCTTAAGCAGCATATCAAGTAACTCTTTACTCAAGCCGAGTTCATGAACCTCTTTGCCGTCCTTAACTTGAATGTTGATCTGAGCATTACATTGAGCATTGAATATGCGATCTATAGGTTGCAAAGCATTCAACTCCTCATGCAAGGAATCAATCTTCTTTAGAAGCTTTTGATTCTCCTCTTCAAGGGACTTCTGCTTCTGATCCACTTCCTTAAATATTCCTATCAATTTATCGAGCATGGTGTTTCCCCAACTTGTCTATGATGATTTCCTTTAACGACTCGTGGTATTCAATCTTGCCTGAGGCCATGAAGGACTTAGGAATGAGCTGTATGGTTCTTAAATCAATCTTCCCAGTCTTCAGCCTCAGGTACGCCACAATTTGATTTGCAGTATAAAGCTTTACCCTATTCATTTCATTATTAATGAATATGACGAACTCGCCCGGGACAAGCCGATTCACATCAATTTTATTATCCTTAGCGATCTTAGCTAAGCCATCATGACAACACCTTAAATCAGAATGAAGAAACACTTGGAGTAGTTTTGCCATAAAGATCTTTTAATCCTCTAAAAATTCTTTAATTGTTTTCAGGTTAGACATCACATTATCGATCAGAGAAATAATGATTCTCTTATTCGGATCAGCCTTTTTATTAGGCGCAACCTTAATCGGATCAAATGGGACTTGGATTAATTGAGGGGATCGTCGCCTATCAGACCGTGGCACCAGTCCAGGGACTTTCCTATTAGGGAGAAGTGCTTTTAATTCTTCTGGGTAATACCGATGTGCCCAGTTAACTAAGCTATCCCTTGCTGGTCCATTGATCTCACGCCAAACCTGGTCTGCTGGTTTACCTTGCTTCAATCCTAGTATCAATTTTTCAGCGTAATTCCTTTTATCCATTTCACTGTAGTGGGTCATTTTTTATTTACTCCTTAATTTAATTTCACTAATTTAATTTCAATTCTTCTTCATGGATAGATTCCATTGCATCTTTATAAGTCCCCCAATTAATCACTCCTCTTTGAAGGAGATAAGCCAAGTACTTTGGGTCAAAAGTACAGGTCTCGTCAGCAGCGTGTTCTCCTTTAGCATCAAGCCCTTTTTTGATTCGCACCGTGCAAAATGGGCATTTTTTTTTCATCAGGCACCTTCCATTCATTCATCTTGCGTAAGAGTTTGATATATTCCTCTTCACTCTTAGGTTGTTTGAAGCCCTTAATAAAGGTATCTAGCTGGTCCTTCGTCATATTCTTCTGTTTCGATACCTCGTTAATCCGATCCCAAGTAAATTTCCAAGGAAGACTAACTACTTCATTAACAACTTCTTTTGCTTCTTTTGTTTCCTTTACTTCCCCAGTCTCGATATCCATGGTGTGCTTCTTTGCACCGGGGATGGAATCCGACTCGGACTCATCAAGCCAACCTAACCCGACAATAGAGAGAGTGACTCGGCGCTTAGCTTTCGTCTCAGCCTTCATGTAGGTATTCGCTAACGCATCTCCTCGTAAACCTGTGAGTGTTACGACTCCCGTACTCTCGTCCGTTCTCCCGTCAGGAGTTGTTGCGGTAGCAATGACGGTATAGACATCCCCTTCTTTATGGCGTCCCGTAACTCGGATACTTACTTTGTGAATTTGTCTTAACTGATCCGTCGCAGTACGGGATGCGTATAGAACCATCTTCCCATTCAGAGTGATCAGGTTAAAGGGATTGGTATAGGGATTGAGTCCCACCGACTTACAAACAACCATATAGTACTTAGTCCGGTCTTGTGGCGATACCTTTGACAAGTCCCCAGCAATGATGACTCTTTCCATTACTTCCGAATCGGATTTCTCTAATAATGCATTCATGTTGTATAAAACCCTTCTATAGTATGTGTCAAAACATACACATTCATATACATTACAACATACAACATAACATACAAATTTGTATACAATTTTGTATGAATGCGTTATAATTAAGTCATAGGAAGGGAATTAATATGAAACAAATTTATATCAATGCAATTATCGTGGCTCAAGGTTGGTATCTGAATGCTTCCGAGGTTTCTAAGCCTATGTATAAAAGACTTCTAGATGAAGCAGTTAAGAACTATGAAAATTTCATGAAGGAGTAATGTATGACCCCAGAAATCATCTCGTATATTTTATGGAGCCCACTCATTTTAATGGTTACTTATTTTCATCTAACAGGAAGGTAGTATTATGTTTACTGTGATTTTCACATTCAGAGATGCGATCAGTATGGTGATGAGAATTAACTTAAGGGTTAAATAAGCTGGGAAGAGGATGCAAAGTAAACTTCCCAGCTTATGAATACACTATGAACACAACCAGGATGCTTAGACGCTGCCAAAAAAAAAGGAGATAGACAAGGAGAAAAAATGTCTAAATATATAGAAGAAAATTTACCGGATCATTCCAAGCGAAGAAAAGATACTGTCATGGTACAGGGCCGTGTACCGCTTCATCTCGTTAACAAAGCAAAGCACATCATGAAATCCCGCAACCTGAGCTGGTCTGAGGTCTTAACGGTATTGCTCAGTGACCTGATTAATACCGTAAAGGTCAAATGATATTATGAGGATGAATAAGGAATACCTACTCAAGAAATCCAATGAACGCACTCAGAAGTACAGAAGGAAAAATGATATCAAAGAGATCCTAAGTGAGCTCGATATGATTTGCCTGCAGTGCATCGATGAGAATTGTAGGGAAGATGGCTTTGAGTTAGTTGAGAAGGTGCTTAAAGCTTTGAAAGACCATCATCATGATGTTGACATGTGAGCGTCAAAAAGATTAGATTTAAGGTTAACACGCTTCAGTAATGAAGGTGCGCAAATTGAAAGACTAAAGAGCTTATAAACTCTTTAGTCTTTTTTTATTTTAATTAAATAATTAATATTAAAGGTGCGGGAATAGCTCAGTGGCAGAGCACTCTTACGCTGGCCGGCATGTAAGAGAGGATGCTGGTTCAATTCCAGTTTCCCGCGCCATAATCATAAATCAATGCTGTCCTCATTCCTAGCTAATTTCATCTTCCGATCTTGCTCTAAAATAAGCACGAATCTCGTCACGCATTTTTATTTGTCTAGGCTCCCATGTCTCAAGTTGATACAGACCTTGCGAGTCCTTTTTAATATCTGTGAAGGGATTGTAACGATTATCAATTAGAATCTGCCCACGCGTACCGTACTTCCTATTTGATTTTTTCCCATGAAAATCATGGTAAACGGTGCCCTGTACGTACCCAACGTCTCTCTTAATCCAACGCTCAGCCCTTGTCTGCCAATCAAGCATGTACTGTGCATACTCGGGGCATTTTCTTTTCCAACCCTTCAATGTGAGGTCCATTAACCCTAAAAGCCCGTGAGACATATACCAATCGCCTGCCCCTAATATCGATATATCGATAAGGGGTCCGGCTACTCCGCTTACCTTATCAAGCGCCGAGAGGTTGGCTGCCCACGCAAGGCCAGGTCTTCCAAACAGAGTGCCGTAGGATTGGGATCTTCCCTTTTGGAGCGCTACAAATTTCTCAGGGTTAGGTGACCCGTACTTGATATAATTCGCAATGAAGCCGGGTTGCGGTACGCCGATTGGATCGTAGTAATAATCTAGATCCATGAGGTACTCCCACATCTGGACGAACTCATAATGCTGAAGCTGATGCCACGTCTCCTCAAACCAATCTCGGGGGGGCCTGCATGATCTGCAATCCGCATCGACCCATGCAATCTCCCTTACTTTAAAACCCAATGAGGGGGCTATAGCGCAAGCGTGCTTAATCCCTAAATTCAACATATTCTCTTTACGCCATAATTCTTCAGCAGACCGTACTTGGAGATGAAAGGGATTGTTAGGTTCAGTGACCATGAATTGCCTATCACCGAAGGCTTCCTCAACGGTGATCAGCTTCACGCCTGCTTGCTTGCACATCTCAGCAAATGTCCAGTAAAGTTCGTATCGCCTCTTGTACCGAATCGGATTACTCAGTACCGTGATGACCCAGAATTGATCTAGGTCTGCGGGTACTTTATGAAGCCTATTATCAGGAGCGTGAATTTGTCTCATATGATTTTCTTAATCCTCTTTTGATTCGCTGGAGACCTCGGGAACCTTTTTACCCCACCTCTTTAGGGTAGAGATGTTTTTCAGAAATACTAATACAGGAATTGGGTTTGAGGTTATCAAGGTTCCCATTTGCACCACGGTAAATGACAACTGAAGGTAGAGCATAGGAAACCTGAGCACTTCTTATTATCCGGCGATGGACTAGGCGTCGGCACGGGACTCGGCGCATTGATCTTAAACATGAGCGCATGCGTCGCAATCGCATTACATTTAGATCCATCCTCACCGTACATGCGGATTTTCATGTAACCCCCATGTCCATTCGCTGCTTCAGTTCCCCAATCCTCACCCCAGTTATTCTGCACAATGAGGTACCCATCTTTATTCACGGGCTTCCCCGCTGCATCAAAGGAGCAATGGCCTTGTGAATCAACTGACGTCTCACAGTTGTATCCCACCAAATCAATCATATGGTCTATGTTGGATGCTTTGCCGCGGCAATGATTGTAAATCCCATCGGAGTAACTTTCCCATTCACCTTGCCCTGCGGCGACGTCAATGGCGAGCATGTGATGCTCTACTCCGACAGCGTAGGCAATATCTTTGAAGGTTGGATTTTGTTTCGTCCCTAGCATGAAGTATTCATTGCCCGTTGCCTGAACGGGCAAATGCTTACATTGAGTCATCTTCTGAACATAGGGGTTTTGAGAATTTAATCCGGGACCCGACCCACTCAAAAAGGAATGCGCTGCTGAAAAATCCCCACCTTGACATCCATACATATGTGGACCGGGTCCGCAGTTACTAAGGAGATAATTAAATTCTAAGACCCCGGGATCTACATTAGCAAGCATGTATTCGGACCTAAGCGCTTTTGTTAAGGCAAAGTCCCAACAGGATCCACACTGGCCCTGATCCTCAGGCAAGCTTACCTTCGCTGATAAGTCCGTAGATTGAGGGATAGGGGAGTCCTTCTCTAAGAAGGATACGCACGTCATGGCTTCCATCATCTTGCGCGCCGCAAGGGGATGTCTCAAACCTTTTGCATGCCTTTTGTATCTCTTCGTGTGATAAGTCTTCTGGTGATGATGCTTTTGTGTTGGGGGGGCATCATCATTTCCAAACGCAAGAGTACACATTATTGTCATTGCAATAATAAGATATTTCATAATTTTTTAACCTGAATTTAAATTAAATTAACCAAAGATTACTTTGGAATGTTGCAGAGCAACTAATACGTGATCCGTTACCTTCAGAGCGTGATCTACGATCTCTACAGCCTTTTCTCTTCCAACGGAGAACTTTTGCTCTACGTAGACAATCAAGTCTTCCAAGGCACCGGGTTCTGTGATGAGACCCTTTAGCTCGCTGAGTAGATCACCTACGTGCATGATCACAGATGGAGTGTCAGCTACAACTTTGGCGATGTCCTTCATCAAATCAAAATAGTCTTTGCCGATAGCATCTTTGCCGATAGCAACCGCATCAAATGCAATATCAATCATGGCCTTTAGTTCTTGATTCATAAATCCCCCCTTGGATTTTTTGTCTGGTAACGATTTTGTATCGTTAGGTTAAACTTCTCTATTCCTTTTAGGCAATCCATAAATTGAGAAAAGATAAGCCCACTCTCGGTCAACATGCGCGTCTTATGATTAGGAATGATGTGCTCTATGTCCTGCCCGATTAAGATGCAACCCGATGAGTCACTATTGTAATTTCCTTTATGGAATAAGAGACCCGTATGACCTATCACCCCCGTTACCTCAAAGGTCTCAAAGTCATGAGTCATCCCTTCCAAGCGGTGTGTACCCTTGACACAGAGATACTTTCCTTCAGGGATTTTTGGGAGAAAATCTCCATTAACAGGATAGCTATGCTCTAACGTGTAGCAAAAAAGTTTGGAGTAAGAGAAACGTTCTTGGATGTAAAGCATCCCCCAAATCCCATCTTCTCTCTTATCAATCCGTGTCAAGATCACGTTGGCTGTCTTCTTTCAATGGTGATGATTCTCTCTTCTAATTTCTCGAGCTCCTTGGAATGCCATTCGGTTCTCTCAATGATACGGGCTACCTTCTCATTGAGCGAGTCGATTGAGTTTTTCATCTGTGAGAGGATATGCACGCCGTACATGCAAATCCCCCCCAAAATTCCTTTCGCTGCCCAGTCAAAGAAGTTAGCCCAGTCTGTCATATCAATAGAACTCTTCCACAACAATGACACCTGATCCCCCGGTACCGCCGGTATTCCCCCCCGTCCCTGCGGTGCCAGCGGTACCGCCGACGCCTACACTGTATGAGTAGGTTGCACTAGGAGATGGGATTATAATATCTAAGCAGCCGCCTCCGCCTCCGCCATTCCCACCGACGCCTGAATCGAGACCGGCACCGGAACCTCCACCGCCGCTATTAGTAGCGCCAGCAAAACCGTTTGAATTTCCGGCAACACCTTGTGCCCCCCCACCAAAAGTAGCACTACCGCCGCCAGGGCCTCCAATGATTACGCCTGCAACCGCGGCATCACCCACGCCGCCGCCGTTGCCGTACATGATGGATCCTGAGGCGCCCCCTCCAATAGTTCCCGATCCCCCAATACCTCCGTTACCCGCTGTATTTGCAGCGCCTCCACCGAACCCTCTTGATGCGGTATGAGCTCCGAATGTGGTGTCACCCCCATCCCCTGCTGCGGTAAAGGCACCTGTACCGGAACCGGAACCGCCGCCCCCTCCTGCTGCCATCCTTACTCGGATATATTTACAATACGTGGGAGTAGTATAAGTACTGGACCCTGATAAAAACTTCTGAACCGTCGGTGCAATGCTGCTCAGCCCGAATGGAAAACTAGGTGCCCCAGTCCCTGCTGAATCTGTGATCGTATCTGCTCTTACTGTTCCGCCTGCCATAAAATTTCCCCTTATTAAATGACTCTAATAATTCCAGAGCCCGTTGCTGTTAATACTCCCGTACCGCTTACTGTAATTTGTGTGATCCCGATGAGGTTAGCACTATTTGGGACGACGACTGTTTGTCCGTTTCCGATTTCCATATTAGGCCAAGTGAGCGACTTATTTGCAGGTAACGTCATCCCCGCCGTGAAGGGGAGTGAGTTCACGGTAAGAGTGCCGGGGTCCGTTGCGGTAAACCAATTTGCACCGTCCGTGACGGCATTCCCCACATTCGTATTCGTTATCGAGGCGTAACGTACGCCTGCTGACTGGACGATATCGCCGATGAAGTACGTTGTCCCCACATCCCACTCGGGGATACCGCGCTCTAAGAGATACGCAATCTGATAGGAGAAGAGATAACAAAGCGCATTCATATCCTCAATGGCTGGGCTATTGAGACCTACTACCGCCCCGAACCAACCTTCTAAATATTCTGAAAGTGTTTGGATGATGGCAGGCGTGATGGTTGTGCCGTTATAACGGTTAGGGCTGCCAGCAGCTAAGCTACCGTACTCGGCCATCTGGTTACTGCCTGCTGAAGATCCAAAAAGTTGCTGGGTATAACGAGTCAATGCACTCATAAATTTCTCCTAAGGTGTGAAAGAATAAACATATGACAGCCAAGGCCAATTGGTTTGGTAATTATCATAATCATTAAAGGGCCTCGTTATCGGAGACTGCACCGGATCTTCATAGGTCACGAAGCCAAAAAAAGAATCAATTACAGGTGCTACAATAACTGAGATCCCTACAGCCATCGGCTTTGGCAATAATTTCTCAGTAACGAATAATTCTAATAATTGAATACTCCCAATAGAAGAATTGATCAGGTAATCCAATCTCATGTCGGTATAATCAAAAGCTAAAATCCCCATCCCAAAATATTGATACAAGATATTTGAGATATCTGAGAGAGAGGAACCGGCACTATTCGTCGTGATTGCCATCTTAATGAAGGTTAAGAAATCAGCGTCACTTAACGTTATGGGTTGCCCATTAAATCCGTTACCTGTACGCGTGACTCCTGCGTATTTACCGAGAATATCTAATTGCACTCCGACAGCAGGGGACGGTCCTAATAAGTTAAAAGCATCTTGTACCGCAATCGGTAACGTCACATCGGTCTCAGCAATAGAGATCGTGATGTCGTTACTTCCGCCATCCTGAAGCGTACTTGATTCTAAAATAAGTAAGAATGCGGGGGGGATCACTCCCGTAAAGGTGATCGTTAAAATTTGTGTAGCGATGCTACCGGTTACGGTCACAGAACCTAAACCCGTTATGGCTTGCAATGTACTCTCAATAGTCGGTGTGGAATCATTCCAATTGATGGCCGCTGTATTCATTCCGTCATAAGAGAGAATGAACTGTCCAGAAGCCGCTACAGCGGAGAAGCTGATTTGCTGAGTAGAGACTTGCGGCATGACAGCTTGGCTCGCCCATGCAAGCATAGTACTATACGCTTTTGGTTTAGACTTATATTGCAAAATAAGTAAGTTGGCATAGTAATTGACTAGCTCAAGTGTCGTCATATTTTCTTATATGAGAGTGTGAATCCCACATCCTCTTCGAAGGTATTGTAGATTTGAGTCGACCGATCATCCCAAAACGAATGGTGATTCTTCACATCAAGCGGTACCCAATCCTTCGGATCACAGTACCCTCCTTGGAAGCGTGTTCTTATTTTTTTAACCCACACATCGGGATAACAGGCGCCGATCCATGATGGACCTGAGTCAGGACAAATGACCATCTTAGCTTGTGATATCTCCCGCGCAAGATCCCATAAGGTAGACGTTACAATTTTTGGGATCCCTAGATCAGGATCAGTGGGCAATCCGATATGATATAAATTCGCGTATTTGTATTTCTTAAGGACGTGCTCAATGATGGGATCCGGTAACTTCCCATGGCTCCTGCCCTGAGTCTGGAATAGAATCTTGTAACGCAAATGAGCAGGGTACTCTTCAAATTGATAAAGCCTCGGTCTGATTAATTTTGGATTCCTTAGCCCGAAGACTGCTAAATGAATCTCAGCGTTACTCATATAAACGCTATGTCTGACATTAGGCCATTCGTATTTTTTTGGGAAATTCCACATCTCCGTTACTTTAACGGGTGTCTGATCTCTTTCCACATAGGGGTTATGATCAAAGAACCAACATTTCGAGACGTCAATTAGTTTGGATCCCGTCACATTGTAAAAGTTCTCCGGCAGAGATGAAAATTGTAACGAGTCCCCAATTCCATTTGCGGTAATACTAATCCCCAAATTCTTGTGGCGACTCTCTGCAATCTTCTTTTGTCTCTGTAAGGAAGTGATCATGTGGTAACCGCAATGGTTGCTATAGCGGAGTTCCCAAATACATCCACAACTTTGACTGTATCTGTCACGTTAGGCGTAGAGCCCGCAGTGTAAAGCCCACTCAAGCTATTGACCGTCGCACCTGAGTTATCAATAAATAATGAATATGTATAATCTCCATACCCCCCCAACCCCACAAATGTCTCACTCTGAGTAACCGATACCGTTGAGGTCGTAGGGCTTAGGATCATGGGAAGGATGATGATATTTCCCGAGGCGATGGCGAATTGTAAACTCTTACTCGTTGGAGTTAAGATATCTTGATAATCCTCATTGAAACTAAACGTGATCGGCACTGCTAAGCTTGTTTGTAACGTATTACTCGTAACGTAGATGAGACCAAAAATATTTACTATCGCTGATAAATTAAAATTCAAAGTCTGACTCGCAATACTTCCCGTAACGAGAGCCGAGGTGAGTCCCGTGATAGCCTGTACCTTGCTTTGAATCGTCGATATCGAGTCATTCCAGTTAATCGCTGCTGAGGTATCGCCATTGTAATTCACAACAAATGACCCACTCGCTGCTATTCCTGAGAGGGTAGCAATCTGCATCCCACCATTACTTAACCCGCAATTCGTCACAAGCGTATTAGGGTCTATGTCCTGCACCTGAGTTGCGATCTCATTGATATTCACTTCCTGAAATACTCCCGGCACGAAGTTAGTGACTAGACCCGATCTAATATTTGCTATTGCGGGCTGATTGATCCCGTCAATGGACGTCGCAGTGAAGGCGATGAATAGGTTCTGAGGAGTGACGTAATCCCAATAAACCGTAAATGAAGTACTGTTAACTTGAATCACATTGTAAAAGGTCTGGCCAAACATCCCACATCCCGCATTTCGTTTCTCATAAATCGCGGTTGCTACATCGACATTGTCAGGAGATCCGGCAATGATCACCCAAATCGTATGCCCCGGTACTCCATCGATATCCGTGACACTCGTATCATTCTCATAGACGAACGCTGAGGTCACTCCGTTGATATTTTCTAAAGCTGCGAGCAATCCCTTCAAATATCCCTGAGAGGCTTGAGAGACTGATTTCTGGCGTCTAATCTTGAGTGCCGCATCCGATTCTTCATTGGTTCCCAATGTCGTATAAGCGGTTGGGTTATTCACAGAGATTACACCGAGAACAATGGTGACTTGGATGGTTAAGGTATTAGGAAGAGGTGTAATTGCTCCTGTTACGGCAGACTGGAATGCAAAGACGTTAGTGCCCGTAGGGACAGCAATCTGCGTGGTCCCTAATTCCCATAAGTTCCCCGCATTATCTGAGACGGTGTAGACCGGTTGCACACTCTGATCTGAGCCGTAAAGGTTCACGGATTGATTTGTTACGATTGTGATGTTGGTAACGGTAAGAGTGCCTGCTTGTCTCTGGATCCCATTGATAGCAACTCTCTGATCTAAGATCACACCCACAGCGTTGTCTGGGTCAAAGGTGTTATAGATTTGAGTCAATAAATCTTGATCATCTAAGATGACTTGGATGAATCCATTTATGAGCTGTCCATCTGGGGAATTAGATGTGATGACAATGTCCGCGCCATAAATATTTTGAAATAATGTAGTTAGATTAGCTAATAATTCTGCTTGTGTATTGGTGGTTAAGCCAAGAGGCCCGATGCTATTTGCCATTTTTAAAGTGCTCCCCCGAGATCAAATTGAAAATCCCCACCGGTCACGGAATAGATCGTGATCACCTGATAACTCACTGAAAAAACCCTATTTCTGCTTAGGTTAAATCCTAATTGAGAAATCCCAGTAACGCCCGAAGTATTTAGAATGGCGGCGCTGATGGCTAAGTTTAACCCCGTTTCATCTTTACTACTTAAAAAGAAAAACCAATTAATGCCCGCTCCCATATCGAAAAAACAATCCCCCAAAAAAGAGCTGACTCGGGTTTGGATTTCTTGCGCTACAGCGAGATTATTTCTCTTATAGTTATTAAGCCCCGCTCCAAACTCCCAATCTCCATTCACATCCAAAGACCGTACAATCATAAGCCCCCCCCTTCCCCTAAATTTTAATCACTCCAATAGCTGCGCTATGTCATTTGTCGTAGTCATGAGCGCCGTCGTTACAGCGCTAATCTGTGCTGAGTTATTCGGCGTTAAACTTGGAAATGGACCGGTAAAGGGAGTTGCAGGGACAACTACCGTTGTCGTTACCGTAATGGCATTCACAGCCGTAACGAGGTCCTTAATGTTGCCAATCAACTGAGCCAATAAAGTATTGAGCGTCGTCGTATTGGCAGGGTATTTATTCGTGATTAGAACCTTTGAATTATTAGGGTTAACTCCCACCGCTGTAATTGAATTTGCCGTGTCCCCTGCTCTGAGTAATGCCCGGATAGAATCATAATTCTCCAAGCTGTTATTCATGGATCTTAAGCCCACAATAATCAGCGCATCCGAGAAGGAATGGAGGCGTGCCGTGGCGTTAGGTGACCCAGTCCCCCCCGTGAACCAATTATCTAGATCCCGGTCATTAAAGAGCACTAAGCACTCATCCCCTGTTGCAATGGGGAAGGTTAACGCAGTAGTTGCCCCACCTAAAACAATCACTGGGGCTTGGCTAATAATCGGAAAATCTTGCGTGGTAGAGATGTACAACCCCGTCTCGGGATTCACTGTGAAGAAAGTCTTTGTGTAATTAATCGTCGCCGATGCGGTCTGATCTGATGGATCAAATGATTGGATAGTGCCGATGTGATGGCAATTTAAATTGAGTCTTATCTTTTTCTCAAAGAGATTTAAAAGATCAATGAGCTCAGGCTCACTCGGGACTAGGGATTGTTCTATGTTAGATAAAGTTGCCATAATCGTTACGCTACCGGTCTCGGAGTGTTTAGGAAGAAAAATTCGCCCGTCGTTACTACTTCCCCACAGACCGTTTCCGAGATCATCCCTCGATGTTTGACTGAGGTTAATTTGTAAGTCCCATTGAAATTTGACGTGACCGAGGTGTCAAGCGTCGTACTATCAATCATGACGGCCGATCCGATCACTAAATTCGGCTCAAACTCGATATCAAATCGGAGTAAGTTATTTTCTAAGATGGGAGTATTTAATAATCCTGAATCTTTATTGATCACTGAGGGGGGGCCTAGTTTGATGGAGTATTCAGAATTAGTGAGTGCGTAACCAATCCCATTATCGATGAAGAACCCTCCACCTGTTAAGTCTCTCAGTACATCCATGGTATTCCCATTTAATGTAATATTCTTAGGAGTAGAGCCTTTAAAGTCACCTACCACACCCACAGTCACATCTTTAATGCTTCCAATGAGGTTACGAATAACGGTCTTATACGGCGTATCTTTAGGGATGTTGCTTAGGTTAGGAGGGATTTGGCTATTCACGAAGGCGAACCCTCCGTCATAGCATTCCATTTGAGTGATGAAGTTTACACCCTCTCTTACAGACCAGGCTTGAGATACGTTGCCTGAGAAGATGATTGGTAAATTATTCCCGTACCCTCCTCTTAAAGTAATATTAATAATCGGATAAGTGTACCCCGTTGTGACGCTTCGTCGTAAGAGATTCCTATTTTTTTGAGAGAGGTTATAAAGTCTCACTTGGCATACATTAGCCGAGGTTAAAGTATTTCTTGTGATATCAAATTCAATCGTGAAGGGAAGAGTGACCGTTAGGGGTTGAGGGAAATTCGTTCCGGAAATCGTTAAGCTGTAATTTCTCCCTAACTTGTAATTA